ACCAAGGATATAAACATGGACAAAGAACCGACCAACCAGCATAATTCCACATGGGACAGCAGGTGGCAAACAAACTATAATTACAGCTATTGCTCTTTTGGCACTTGGCGTATATGGGTGGCGTTTGTTGTTGGCGTGGGCGTGGGCGTATTAATTGGGATACCCCTGTAACATGGCCAGAGGCGAAAACTTAACGCCAGCGCACCAGTCCCTTGCAGGTCGCAAGAACATATACCCGCGCCTCCCCTCTGGCGTAGACCGTCGCGCAAACCCCGACGAGTCACTAGAGGACGCAACGCTACGTCTACAGCAGGCCAAGGCGGACACTGAGCAGCTAGACGCACTCAAGCGGCAACTAGAACTAGACACGCTCAAGGGCACGTTGGTCCAGGCCGCACAAGTCCGAGACAACCTGGAAGCCGAACACCTGCGCTGGGTATCCGAACTAGACCAACTCCCACACGCATGCACGCTCGCACTCCCGCCCGAGATTCCCGCCAGCATGCGCGACCAGATCAGATCGACGATTGAGGCGCAATGTCTGCTAGTGCGGCAACGGATAGCGAATGGGTAAGCCCATGATAAAAGTATCTGTAGCTGGCATGAAACCCGCGTGTAAGTGGGAGCATCATCTACCTCGTAGACTGAGAAAAAGTAAAAGATGAGTGACGGATTCGCAGACCTGTCCGCCCTCAACCGGCAAGCTCGGGCGGTTGCGCTCCCGCCCCAGCGTCCCATCGGGTACGCTGACTATTGCCATACGATCACCATTCCCGATGGTCCGCTAGCCGACTCGCGTTATACTCCGGAAGCCGACCCCGCCCACCACGCAATCATGCGCGAAATAGCAAGCGGGCGGTGGCAACGCATCATTGCGGTTGGCGCGGTCCAGACCGGCAAGAGTCTTAGTACCGTTCTAGTCCCGCTCTTGCGTTCGCTTACCGTCTTACGTCAACCGTGCGTCTATAGTCAACCAACGCTTACAAAGCTGCAAGAGGGTTGGGCCGGAAAGCTGCAACCGTCCATTGCCAAGTCCGGTTATGGTGCCTGGTTGCCAGATCGCGGACAAGGCAGCAAGGGCAGTCAGACCCCTAAGTTCGTGACCTTCCGCGACCCAAAGACTAACGCAAGAGCGGGGACCCTGTACCTAATCCCTGGCGGCGGTTCAAGCGAAAGCGCACAGGCTGCGGTGACTGCGGCGGTAGTGGCTGTGGACGAGGTTGACAGCTTCCCGAGTCGGCACCGCGTTGAGCTAGTCTTGAAACGCGCCGACAGCTACGGGGACAAGGCAATACGAATTCTAACCTCCACCGTCAAGCTGGACGGCGATGAGGGCGAAGACGCTAGTATAATTCTGGCCTTTTACCGAGAATCGACTGAAACCCGCTTGCATTTCAAATGTCCCCATTGCGGACACTGGCAAGCCCTAGAGTGGGAGCGTGTGAGCTACTCGGACACAGACGAGCCAGCGGCAATCGCAAGCGCACGCTATACCTGTGCTGGCTGTGCCGTGTTATGGACCGAGGACGACCGTCAACGCGCATTGCGTGACTGGCGCTGCGTACACAGCGGGCAGCAGGTTGACCAGAAGACCGGCGCAGTAATTGGAGCCGAACCACTGACCGTTGCGTTCGGACTATTATGGACCGGACTCGATTCTAGTCTCCGAAGCATGGGCCAACTTGCGGCGGAACACTGGCGAGCAACTAGAGCACTAGCCAAGCAAGATTACGGTCCGATGCGCTCATTCCACCGTGACCAACTCTGCCGACCATTCAAAGACCCGGTTGGCGCAGCTGACATTACCAACGAAGGATTAGCCCTAGTCTCAATGGCTAGCGATTACGACAAGCGAGTAGTCCCACATTGGGTAACGCATCTCGTCGCGGCGGTTGACGTGCAGGACGACCGGCATTATTGGGGCGTGGCGGGTATCGGTCCAGATGACCGGTGGTGTGTGGTTGATTGGGGGTACGAACTCTTAGTCCCATATGCAAACGGACAAGCAACAAGACCACCAACCGCAGCCGACCGCCGCCGCGTGAACGTAGAACTTGACGCGAAATTCAACCAAGGCTGGCGCAAGGAAGGCCGCGACGAGGCAATGGTTCCAATTATGCGCGGGATTGACGTTGGTGACGGTGACGTAACAAGCGAAATCGTGAACTGGCTACGCGGCATGCGTGGGTGGCAGGCGGTACGTGGTGCCGATAAGGAAGGATTCAAGCGACTCGGTAAACTAATCCCTGACCTACCGCCAGAGGCTAAAGCGTTCGTGGAATTGCGCCAGCCGGACGGATGGCCCATATACTTGCATAACATTTTTTCAGATACCGTCCGCCGCTGGGTACACGCGTCCCTATTGCGTCCAGCTTACTCCCCCGCGTCCGGTATGCTGCCCCGTGGACTGCGATCTAAAGAACCCTTACTTTTACACCTGAGTGGTAAGGTATGGGTAGCCGAGACGAAGAAACCGGACGGCACAATAATTCCCGCGCATTGGAAGGAAGTTTCAGGCCGCCGCCACGACTGGTTGGACGTTTTCGGGTACGCTCTGGCCTTGTCTCGGTTTAGGGCTGGCATCCAAACCGTAGCCGCAACCCGCAGCAAACCGAAATACGGCCGAATCGGAACCGTAGGGCCAAGACGATAACTTATGAAGATTCATAACTTATACAACGTATCAAAACCCAATCTTGACAGGGTATCTAAATGGCATATAATACCAGCCTAAAGATTGCGTTCGGGGCAATCTGCCTGGTATTCAGTGGCCACTGAATACAGGGGACCGAATCATGCGCTCTAAGTGCGGTGGGCCAAGCCTACCAAGCCGATGAGGACGCCAGACCCCAGCCTAACCGCTGGGGTTTGTCGTTTCTATAACTAAAAACCCAATCTTGACGCGCCCCGAACCCCGCATACAATGCCCAAATGAATAATACAATACTTCCCGACGAGTTCATTCAAGACGTAGAATGCACGCCAATCGCACGCAAGTCTATAGCCGCAACCGAGGACGAACCTCGCCGCGAACTAGAAGTTGACCACCGATTACATATCTACATGAACCGCGTAACCAATGCGATCAACGAAAGGCTTGCCAACCCGTTACGCTTGCACGCATTGGAAGAAGACCGGCAACCTGTAGCCGCCCGGCAAATCGTCGCGTACAAAATGGCGAACGGTTTTCCATCTATCGGTCGGGTTGTGGATTACCTCGCAAGCCGTGGCGTCTCTCGATTTCGCACAAAGATCACCCGCAACCCGAAACCGGACCCGAATGCGCGGGTATGTCTCAAGGAGTTAGCAGACCGTCATCCAGGCTGGGAGCGCGAATGCCGCCACGTCGCACACGTCAAGAAACCGTGAACGTTCCGCGTCTTGCCACGCTGGCGGATTACCGCTGGCTTTATGAGAATGGGTACATGCCGGATGGTATGAAGTGCGCCCGTGAAATTCTGCCAGATATTATCGACCGATGCCCCGCGACCTTCCTAGATTACGGTTGCGGTCGTGGTCACTTGGTCAACCACATCAACACAAAAACTAGCGGCAAAGCGTGGGGCTACGATCCCGGCCTGGGTCGCAATATGCTGTCCAGTGAATATGACTATGTGATTAGCTGCGACGTATTGGAGCATATCCATGAGTCGAAAATCGACCGTGTACTGGTTGAAATGCGCGATCTGGCAACGTACGGTTTTATCTTCACGATTGCGAACATGTCAGACGTACACACGGTAGACGGCGAAAAGGTCGAACTTCACCTAATCCAAGAGGACGCTGGCTGGTGGGGTGAACGAATCCGCAACGTAGCTCACCGGTCCGAGATGATGATTCGCCCATTAGGCCGCGACCGTTTCGCTATCGTGGTGGATTTCGCGTGAAAGTCTTGTGCGTAATCCCTGCGCGTGCGGGTTCGCAGCGAATCCCGCGCAAGAACTGGCAAGAGATTGACGGAAAATCGCTAGTTATGCACGCATATGATGCGGCAATCTCTAGCGGGGTGTGCGATAGAGTGGTGGTGTCGTCTGATTCGCCTGAGTGGCCAGTTCCCGAGGTCGTAAACCGACCCGCACACCTGAGCCAAGGCGAACCAGACAGTTTATCTAGAACCGTACAGCATGCGCTCAAGGAATGCGAGCAGAACGGTGCAGTATATGACTACGTTGTAACGCTCCAGCCTGCAACCCCGCTCCGGACCCCGCATCTAATACGCGAAATGGTGCAAAAAGTGGTAAAAATGAGGGCGCGTGGGGCTATAACTATGGCCGTTACCGTGCCTTGGACATGGAAAATCAGCGGCATGGGAGCCGAAAATGGGTGGTTTCCAGGCCCCTATCCACGCTCCCAAGACTGCAATTTCCACGCATTTCAGGAGATAAACACGGTTCAAATCGGGGATCGGGCTGCGGTTTCGGAGGGTAAACGCTGGGGCTTACCGCTACTTGTGACCGAATTACCGTCATGGGCAACACTGGACATTGACACACCGGAACAATTCGACGAGGCGAGGCGGTTGTGGCGCTGCTTGCATGGCGAGTTGTCCGCGTTCTCGGATTTCCGGCATCATCTCGTATACAGCATCAACGGGCAGGTGGACGCATGAACGAAGTGGTTGTTAGCATGGACCAGTGGACGCCAGACGATATACTCGCAGAGAAGGGAATCTTATGGCGAATTGCTCACCTCGGGTGCGGGGCCTATCTCGCATGTGAGATCGCCAACGAGCGCAATCTGGCCGCATATCGAATCCTGAGCGATGAATTGCACGCCGCTGGGATGCGTCCGGTTCCACCGCCGCTGATGTGGTCAGTCTCGTGATGACCGCCGTCGAGATAATCTTTTGCATGATCGCTGGGCCGTTCGCGCTTATTACGATTCCACTTCTATGGTACGTCTTCTACAAGATTATGGGCAAGCGGAAATGATGCGACTAAATAACTTTCCTTATCACATGGTCTACCACATCAACGGATGTACGGAACAATGAATATAAACGCATACCGTCTACAGTCACCCGTAAATAAGCACGAATGGAGGAAGCTTATAAAAGAACCGCCAAGTCTTATGATGCGCAATCTATCCATGAGCATAGCCGCATTTACAAAAGGTTACAACGCAATAGTGGCTTGGCATTTAGATTCAGTGTATTCCTACTTACTTACCAAGAAAGCGGTTGAAGAACCAAAGTGTATACTAGTGCCGACATTACAGAAAATAGTACAGGACTCAATCTAACATGAAAATAGCAATTTGCTGCCCCGGTCAGTCATTGGTGCGCCGATGGTCAGAGCGAACCATTGAGTACGACACAACTATAGCCGTAAACGCGGCGGCGAAGGTCGTTAGTTCCGATTGGGTATGCGCTCCGGATAAGGTGTGGTACCGCGGTTTATTTGGCGACGACCTCAAACAACCACGCCACGGCTTTCTTGTTGCGCCAGATGCTTACGATGATGCCAAACGTTTTATTTTACGGTACAACGATCCGTTAGCAATCCTGACATGGGAAAATATCGCGCTAATCCACCAGCATACGAAAGAGGGCAGGCCAATCAATTGGGGCGTTCAGTCTGCCTTATGCTTTGCCGAACAGCTAGGCGCAACCGCAATTACCCTCTACGGTGCGGACGGTCGCAAGTCGATCAGCACCATTGACGCGAGCGGATACAAGGGCGAGGACCGAACCGCCGAACGTTGGGAGCGCGAGGAAAATGACATTGCCTATACCTTTGCCATGATTCGCAGCCGGGGCACAACCATTGAAAGGATCGACCCTTGACACTTACACCAAATAACCGAATGGCGCAGACCGAAAAGCGTGGACGTGGGCGACCACCGACACCGGAAGCCGCGCCGACATGCCAGCCGGCAGAGATCAATACCGAAGCGTTTGAGATCCTGCCCTTACGCAACCCGCCATGCTGCGGACGCGCACAGCCACGCCGATCAACTGATCCGAAATGGCGGCGGATAGATTCTGGCGTGATCGTAGCGAACGTGCAATGCCAGGCGTGCGGACGCAGGTACGACCATGTACCGGCGCAGGCACGGTCATTAGACTAACGAATTCCCCCGCCAACGAACACCGCAGCCAACCACCGAGCGTCTTTCTGCCACGGTCTAGGCTGCGGAACTAATGGCATGCCGACCGGTACGCCGCTACTGTTTGCGGTATTAGAAGTGGCCCCGGTTGAGTAAGTCAAGGTTGCGCCTGCCCCTGTAATCGTGAGCGAGCCTGCGCCGGATTGCAAAATTCGCCCGGCTAAAGTGCTCGCGTTTGCCCCGGTTACAGATAGCGAACCGGCACCAGCGACTACTTGCCGACCGTAAAGCGTGGATGCACCAGAGCCGGTTAGCGAAAATGATCCAGGCTCGGCATTTATGGTGTATGCCGCCAGAGAACTAGGTAGCGTACTAAGCGGATTTGCGCTAAGTGGTCCGTTGCCTAGCATGGATCACCAGCAGGTAATAATCACGATTCCGCCGCCGCCGTCTCCGCCACGTCCGCCAGTTGTAACGCCACCACCGCCACCGCCACCACCAGCACCAAAGAGCATGGAGTTAGTTCCTGCGCTTCCACCTGCGCCACCAGCAACAGTATTGGACGCACCGCCACCAGACCCGCCATAGATCAGCGGGAACTTGCCGTAGCGGAAACCATTGCCACCAGCCACGCCACCTGCCGCCGCTGTGGTTGCAATAAATGGAGTATTAGCTACTGCGGAAAAGATTCCGCCCGTAAAGTCAGCACTCGTTGTTCCTGCGCCACCGGTTCCACCTAGGATCATCGCGGCGGTTCCAACCGTGATGTTCGCTCCGTTTGCGCCGGTTTGAGCACCACCGGCAGAGCCAGCCTGACCAGCAAGGAAGGTACAGACCGCCCACTGAGAAAACACCGCACCGGCAACGGTTGCGATGGTGCTAGCGCCACCAGATGTACCGCCGCCAGCGTTTGTACCTCCCGCTGCTGCGGTTGCGGCGGCAGCACCAGAGACGGCAAAAAGATTATTTGCTGCCGTATTAGGATACAGGCTCACATAAGAAAGTTGCCCCGCGCCACTGGTTCCGCCGCTACCAGACGAGCCAGCCGCGCCACCAACACCACCAGAACCGACCAAAATATAGAGATTATCCGGCAGGAACTCTAGCGGGTAAAGATACCGAGAAATGCCAGAAGACCCGCCGCCGCCACCGCCACCACGGGCAGAGCCAGCCGCGCCACCGCATCCGCCACCGCCGCCAGACCCACCACCAATGCAGATAATGGAGGCCATTGCACATCCGGTCGGCTTGGTCCAGATTTGCCACGCTGTCGTTGCTCCGGTGTACTGGTTCGCATAAAACCGTTGCACGCGGGATATGGCATTATCTGGAAAGCCAAAGGCGTCCATTGACATGGTTAGTATTTCCCGCCGAACACCGTTACGGTGAACTCACCCGAGCCGCCGGGCGCAGTGCCGAAGGTTACATAAATCTTATAGCCAGCCGGGATAGGCATGTTCACTGGATAGATGAAGTCTGGCATTGCGTTCGTTGCGCTTGCCGTGGTAGCTGGAAGACCAAGCTCACCAATCATTGCGGAGTTAGCCGCTGTTCCGGTTGTACTGCCGTTATTCAACCAGAATCGCGCAACGGTTGCGGCTGTATTGTTGGCCGGGTTAGCCTTGACGCGGATTTCTCGTATGAATCCGCCGTTCGTGGCGTCTGCCGTAAAGGCGAGGTAGCTGGTTCCGCTGGTAAGGTCTACCGTATTGTTCGCGGCTGTGCATGACTCCACCCACTGTACATCAGCAGCCTTCGTGTAGATTGGGTAGTTATTTGGGCCGGGCATAGGTCACTCTCAGGGCATGCAGGTAGCGCGAGCACAAGCGTAGTATTGCCCACGCAGGTTGTTTGGATTCTGTGAGGCGATGGTGCAGAACACATCCTTGGTTCCAGCGGAGAAGTTTACAGCAGCATCGCTATTACTGGACTCTAGCACGCTATCGCGGACGAGCGTGGTAGATGCCGACAAGTAGCCGATACCGACCTCCCATTCAGACCCAAGAGCTATGCAGTAATGGAAATAAGCGTTGGTACCGAAGGCTGTGTTGAAGTCTTGGTAGCCGGTCGGAGCAGTACCGGAAAGCGTGATATTTCCCGTGCCGGTTGTGGTCGTGGTATCTTTTACTCGGTCTGAGTAGAGAAAGGGACCGGGCATAGGTTAGGCCAGGGTAAAGATCGTGCCAGGATTGGCATCGTTAAACTTGACGGTGAACGTCTCGCCATCGGCAAGCGTGACGTTGCTTGCGTAGTCCCACCACGCAATCAGAGCATCAGCCGGACTTGTTGCCGTGTCGTCATAAAGGATCGCATACCGGAACGGTCCAAGGTTTCCGCCTGAGGCAGTAAATACTACTTGTGTGCCGCTAACGGTCGTGGTTCCGGTCGTTTCGCTAATCGTTATGGTTGTTGCGGTTCCGCCTGCGGTATAGCCATTAGTCGCGGCTGGTGCCGGGTGGTTTGTGACCGTATCTAAACTAGCCTGAGTAGCAACCGGTGCGGTATTGGTAAGCGCAATCTTGAACGTATGCGCGTCAAAATCGTGGACGCCACGAATAAGCTGTTCTGAAAAGTCTTGGAATTTATTGTAACTGACCACGCTTATTCCCCTTGTGGCTCAAGCAATAGCGAGCCGTCGCGTTGCTGTGATGCGCGTATGCTGCGCTGAGGTACAATGGTCTGATTTTCAACCGTAACATTAGGCGCAGCCACAGTCACGTTAGGCGCAGCAACATTGACAATCGGCGCAAGTGCTGGCGGCTGTGCTGGGATTTCGTTGCGAATCGTTGGCGCAGCTACGTTTACCACTGGCGCGGGGACGTTGACGACGGTTGCTGGTATCTCAATCTTACGCGTATTCTCGGCAATAGCGCGACCCATTATTTCCGCCGTCTTTTCGTCCATGCGCGTCTCGTTTATAACCCTTACCTCATGCGCAGGCGCTGGGGCTGGCTTATTCGCTTGCATGATAGTCCGCAGACCTTCTAAGAAGTCGGCGCGTTTCATTTCTTCATCGTCCTCTGTGTCGTCTTCCGTATCGTCTTCCGCGCCGTCCTCTTGTTCCGCATCGTCTTTTGGTTCCGCCTGTGGCTGCGGTGCGCTATTATTTCCTGAGAGATTCAGATTGAGTCCGAGACGCTGCGCCTCTTGATGTTCCTTGGCAAGCTGTGCCCATACCGCATCACGATCACCGCCGCGTTTGGCAATCTCAGCTTCCCACGTAGTCAGACCGGCAGCGACCGCCAAGCAGACTGCGCGAATGTCGTCAACCGGATTGACGTACGGTTGGCCATCGGGCAGGAGGCGGTACGCTTTACGGACCGGGACCGCCTTACCAATCTTAGCACATAAGTAAGGCAGCACCTTGAGGTAAGCCGCGCCAATCGTTGAATGGCCGAACGATTCACGAACCGGAGCCTGTAAGCGTTGGTGGTCTTGTTCGTCGGCGCGTTGGCTACTGAAATTAGCTTGCGAATAGTCACTATCTAGGAACCGGCGCGAGATACGGCAAGACGCGGCGATGGACCCGCGCAGGAGTCCGGTAAATGGCGCGATTTGTTGGCCGGGCCGGTTGTGCGAGAAAGCCTGGACTTGTTCGCCAGGCAGCGCACGCGCAACCGAACCGATACCGATTTCCTGTGCCGGGTCCGTTGCGGTTCCGTCTGTGCGTTGATCGTCGCTTGTACCGTCGTCTAGCGGCTGGTGATAGTCGCTCGTAATAACTACGGCAATACCTGAGCAGTTGATGGCGGCCTTTAATTCAGTGTCAATTAGGTCGCCCTCTTGGTGGATGCGCTCAATTACCGGCGCAAGCCAAGGCTCCCCGCGATTCTGTAATGGTCTGCGATGCTCAAAACCGTGGGCGATTTGTTCAGCAGGAACACGCTCAGCTTTATCGTTTCCAGTTTCTTCCGGATTCTTAAGCCAGTAAGCAATCGGACGCGCATACTTGTCTAGTTCAAGGCCAGCCACACGGGTTAGCGTTTCGCTCTTTATTTCCGGTATGCCGTGGCAGATCCATTCACTATCTAGCGGCAGAATCGCCAGCGGAATCTTACCTTGATCGACTAACTCGGGCAAAACGACGAACCGCCAAAGATGCTCACCAGCAAGGAACCACGACCGGAAACCTTCCGCCTGTAGGTCGTATATGGAGCGAGTACCGGTAACATCACAACCGGCGCACCAGTCTTTAAACTCAGCCGCAAGCAACTTGTCTAAGGTCTTATCCCCCGTGTCCGGTTCCAGTGCAATCCCGGTACCGACGAAGCACGCCACCCCAGCCTCAACAGCGGCACGGGCGGTTGCGTTCTCGCGTTCCAGCTTACGGCATAGGGCGCGAAGCTGCGGTAGACTCAGGCTTGCGAGTTCGTTTGCGCTATAGCTGGCAAGTTGCCTCTGTAGCCCGTTTATCATTTTACGCTGAGGATCTAGGACTTGATAGCCACCGCCGCCGGGTAGCCCGAGGTAGTCGCTAGTGCTCATCCACGCGTCGTAAAGTCCGCGTTTCTTGAATGGAGCGGAAACCCAACGTTTAGCTACCGAGAAAAGGGACGGTTTGCTTTTACGTTTCATCGTCTACCCAGCCCGGTAACGACTCCACGCGGGAACATGGGCGAGGTTCCATTAGCGCGGCCTAGTTGGATGTAGAGACGGTCTAGACGGTCCTCAGCCTGTTTCCGGTTTATATGCGTTACTGAGGTACCGTCCGCCGAGGTGCTCTGAATTGTGGTCGCTTCACTAGATAGGAAGGTTTCCAGACGGTCAATTTCCGCCTGTATGGATGCCGCAGTTCGTGCCATCACAAAATGGTAGGCGGAAATAGTAAGCTGAAAATTGTTTTTTACACAATTACCTAGTGCCGTAATTGTGAAACAAACAATTTTGAGCATATGCAAACCATATAGCCTGCCATGATGCCAACGCGCAGACGAGACAATTCCGCCGCCATGTTCCGCCGCTTCAACGCTGGCGTGAAAGTTCGCGAGGTTGTTGAAGGCGACAAAAAGCGCAAGGCTCTCACGATGGTAGCCAGTACCAGTCGTGCAGTAGATTGGGGCAACTTCCGCGAAGTCTTGGTGCACAAAGATTCCGCCATTAGCCGCGATGCCGCCAAAGCGTTACTGGTGAACCATGACCCGAACCGCATTGTTGGACCGATTACGGCAATACGAGTCGTGGGCGACGAAATGGAAATTGACGCGGAATTATTGCCAGACGCCCGAATGGACAGCGGAATCACGGTCATTGATGCCATCGAATCCGGCGCATTGCGTGGTGTGTCGATTGGCTACCACTACTCGGAAAAAGACACGCACTACGACCGAGACTCACGCACGTTGACGGTAAATTCTTGGCGTTTGCTTGAAGCTTCACTTACTCCAATTCCCGCCGATGACGCGGCTGGACTACGTTCACGCTCTTTACCAGATCACCTTACAAATAGTGGCCATAAGCCACAGGGGACCCGTATGCAATTCATGGCTTGGCTTAAGGCTCGCGGCTTTCTCTTTGAGAAACTGACCGACGAACAGGTTGATAGCCTGCGCTCACTCCACAAAGACGGCAAAGAACCCGCCGCCGACTTCGCCCCCGAGGCACGCGAAAATGAGCGCGATGCCGTGGCGAAACGGGACCGCGAAATCGCTGTTCGCGCCGAATCGCATGGCCTGAAAGCCAGCGACTACATCGGCATGAGCGATGCCGAAGCCGACAAGAAAATGTTACGCGACCTTGCCAACCGTTCGAAAGCCGAGCCGAAAGAGTCGGTTGTTCGCGTCCAGATGGGCGAGGAAGACGCCGACAAGCAACGGGATGCTATCCAGCTTGCGATCCAGGCTCGCGCCGGTCAGCAAGTCAAGGTGGACGGCAACCCATACGCCGGTCGCAACCTGACTGAAATTGCACGCCGCTATGCTCGCCAGATGGGCATTCGTGGCTCGGAAGATTGGACGAAACAAGACCTCGCGCACTTCATCTTGGGCAACCGGGATATGGTGTCTGGCCTGCGTGGCGCTGGCAATATCAGCGTCGCCAGCTTCCCCAGCTTTGTCATGCTCAACGCTATCAGCAAGACCATCGCTAAGGGTTTTGAGTCCGCGCCCAAGGGTCTGGTTGGTGCGTCCGGTGCGCCGATCTACGAAACCCGCCAGGCCCCCGACTTCAAGACCTTCTACATGGGCGGCATGGGCACGGCAAACTTGCAGGAAGTCGCGGAAAATATCGCCGCTCCCGAACTGACAAAGACCGAAGGCGCGTATAGTTCTGCGCTCAAGGCTTGGGGCGGCACCCTGTCGCTCTCGTTCCAGGCTCTCGTCAATGACGATACCGCCTCGTTCGATAGTTCACTCCGCAAGGCTGGCGCGATTGCGCAGAAGTCCCGCGAAAAGCGTCTGATTCAGAAGTTCCTGCGCGGCGTGGCTACCACGGACGCATCAACCTGGACCAGCAACACGACCTCTGGTTGCACCCCTGTCTACACGACCGGCGACTTGATCGCCGCCGCCCGTGCGAACATCGGCAAAGCTAATGCCGCGTTGCAACAGAAGACCGGCTTGGATGGCAATCCAACCGGCAACATGGCGAAGTTCTACTTGGCCGGTCCAACTGCCGGTCTGTACCTCGCTGGCTTGCTCAACCAAGCTCCGGGTCAGATCGTCAGCAACTCGGGTCAAGCTGAACTGGTTGTTAGTCCCTGGTTGGAAGCTTCCACGATCACCGGTTACAGCACGACAAGCTACTACGTGATCGCTGACCCGAACTTGGTTGATGGTCTGGTCCTGACCGAGCTGGCTGGCATGTCCGGTCCGCAGGTCATGGAATACGACGCCGGTTCTGTCTTCGCTAAGAACTGGAAGATCATGGATGTGTTTGAAGCTGATTTGTTCTGGTTCACGACAACCGATGGCAGCACCAAGGTTATCCCCGGTGCTCAACAGGCGACGACCTGAGCCTAAGCGGGGAGGCTAACAACCTCCCCGCGCTATCTACCCCAACACTCTAAGGAACATATCATGGCCGCAGGCGACCGCGCAAATTTCTCTGGTGACGTAGTTTTCACCGCCCCCACTGGTGGCTATACCCGTGGTTTGATCTACAACATTACTGACTGCTATGCCGTCGCACGCGAAACGGTTGCGGCATCAGCGGATTGCAAGATGGCGCTTCATGGCGCTGTCACGATCACCAAGAACACCGGCACTGGCAAGTCTTTTGCCGTGGGCGATAAGGTGTACATGGACGCATCGACCAAGAAGGCGACCCCGAACGCCACCGGCAACACGTTGGTAGGTTTCGCTATCGCCGCCGCGTCAACCTCGGCAACGACCGTTGATGCGTGGATGACCGGACTCAACGTCAGCGCATCGTAAGCTGACCGGATGCCCGGCGCATCACCTCGGCGTTGGGTATCCCCCAGCGCCGACTTTGTACCTAATCCGGAGCATCTGCCGTGTCGATCACTGGCGACGAAATCCCGCAGGCTATCTACCTTTTCAGCCCGACCGGCGTTCCTTTGTCATATGCCACTAAAGCGGCAATGCAGGCAGCCGGTTGGGATCTGATCTGGTACGATGAAGACGATGTAGCACTCAGTAGTCAACCGACCTGGACTCTGCAAAGTGCGGGTGATTCAGAGGGTAGGCACCCTATTCGGTTTATCATACCGTCTGGCGTATGGACGTGTCCAGTCGTCAAGCCAAGTATTGAATACTATGCTGCGCCTGCCGAGTTTAGCGGAGAAGGTTTCTCATACGATACCGACGCAATCGGGTCACTCATAGCGACCAGTAACGGTGTGGCGTTGACCCCGGTAACAACGGCAGATAGCGCCGAAATCTACATGGGCGATAGTATCATCCTAGACTTTGCCGTAACTGAGGCTGCGCTAACGTATATCGGTGCCGCGTCACTCGCCGCAATCGACACGCTTCTAGCTGAAATCAAGCTCAACACGACCGACGCCGACCAAGCCGCAACCGTGGGCGGACTGACCGAAAGTATCACCAGCGACACCAGCGGGAACCGAGTGGTCCGCGCAGTCTTGGACGCTTTCCCGTCTGCGCTCAATGTGCCGGATGGTGCCAAGTCGCTAGCCTGTACCGCCCACCTTCGCGCAACTGAGGGCACCAAGACCGCGATTATCGGTGAGATTGCGCTGACGATCAAGTGGAGGGCCACAACGTCGTGAGCGAGATATTCCTACCCCTAACCGCATCGCAAATGCTGGCGCGTATTGAGCAGCTAGAACAGAACCAAATTGCCGTGGTGTCGGTTGTCGCACCAGCACTAACCGGCCCCCTTGGCGTCCGCATTATGTCCGCAACTAACCCCGGTCAGATACTCAGCGCACTTCCAGACACCCCGCGTCGTCAATCCAACCCGTTTACGTACTAAGGTAAGTCATGGCCGCAAATACCCTCCCTATAACCCCGCGCTATGTGACCTCAGCATTAGCTAAGGCTACCACCGCACAAACCGACCAGACCGGCGCAACCGGTACAAACATTGTAACGGCATACACAGCCGCCGCAGCATCCGCCCCAGCCTCAACGGCAGGTCAAGGCGCGATTGTGCAAGACGTGGTTGTCCGCGTACCGGTCACAAGCTCGGCGGCGGTTTGGTTGATCTACAAGAAATCGGGCGGCACTCGGTACCTTATCAAGTCAGGAAGCGTGTCGGCTGTGACTGTCAGCACCACCGTACCCGGCTACGACTCTGGTAAGATTGTACTCAATGAATTCCTGGCCCCCGGCGAAATCATTGACGTGCAGACCACGGTGACACAGGAAACGCATTTCAGCTTCAACGTCGGGGAATACTAAACCCATGTTTCCGGCATCGGCAAATTTACCAACCAAGCCAGAAGAAGGTTCTGTATGGACCTTTATTGGTGGCGTTTGGAAGCCTGCCGGTGTCTCTGAGTTGTCCTCTGTATTTACGCTACCAGAGAACACTAGCGCAACCGAAGTGACCGGTGCGGAGTTCTCACTAGCTAAATACAGAGGCGGTGAAATGAGCTACGTAATCACCCGAGGCAGCGGAATATGCCGTAAGGGTGTATTGCAGATTGCAGGGGATGCGTCTAGCCCATCCGTTTCAGACTCAGCCACTAGCGTTGGTGCCGCTGGTATAACATGGTCGGTTGCGACTACCGCCGATTTGGTAAAGGTAAAAATAGCAACGGACAACAGCGTGGCGGTTCCTATTCGCCTGCGCTTTGTCTTGTCTAAATGGTCGGAGCCGTAGCCGTGCCGCTATTTTCCGACATGATCCTAGAACCGAGCGAGGAACCCAAAAACCCTCAAGCCGGTCAGTTATGGGTACCTAAGTCCGGAAAGGATGCCGGTGAGTTGCATATTTGGTCGCCAAAGACAAATGGATGGCTCAACCTCTACGACAATTCGACGCGCAAAAAAGCAAGCGTGTCGTGGTGGCGTAAGTTGCTAATCAAGTGCCGAATGGTGCGCAAATGAAAGACGCAGCGCATCTAGGGCCTAAAGGAGTAAACATACCAGAGGTAGCAAGTCTACCACTTGACGGCGCGCTTGATGACCTTGTTATCTACAGTGGATCATGGTATCGTCATAACGGTTCAAGCTGGGCGCAGATAAGCGGCAGCGCACTAGCAGACCCAGGCGCAAATGGTGTCGTGGTTCGTACTGCGCTCAACACCACAACGGCACGGACCATAACCGGTAGCACGTCAATTACCGTGGCTGATGGCAACGGTGTCAGCGCAAATCCAACGATTACCCGTGCGGCACTAACTGGTGACGTAACTGCATCTGCTGACAGCAACGCCACGACCATTACTAATGATGCAGTCACAAATGCCAAGCTGGCAAATGTAGCAACTGCGACCATTAAGGGACGCGTTACTGCCGGAACTGGTGATCCAGAAGACTTGACTGCGACTCAGGCCAAGAGCGTTCTAGCCATTACTGCCAGTGATGTTTCTGGCCTTGCCACCATCGCTACCAGTGGAAGTGCGGCAGACTTGTCTGCTGGAATCATTCCTGACGCACGCATGCCAGACTTAACGGGGGACGTAACCACCTCAGAGGGGGCAGTGGCAACGACCATTGCCAGCGATGCGGTTACGAACACCAAGCTAGCGAACATGGCAACCGCCACCATTAAGGGGCGCGTGACCGCAGGCACAGGAGATCCAGAAGACCTAACGGCTACGCAAGCCAAGAGCGTCTTAGCAATTACCGCAAGCGATGTTTCCGGTTTGGCCACTATCGCAACAACCGGCAGTGCGTCTGACCTCAGCGCAGGAACCGTTGCGGCTGCGCGTATGCCAGCATTAACGGGAGACGTTACCACCAGCGCAGGTGCGGTTGCAACGACCATTGCCAACGATGCGGTAACAAACGCGAAGCTTGCAAACGTAGCAACTGCAACCATCAAAGGCAGAACAACCGCAGGCACGGGCGATCCAGAGGATTTAACCGCAGCGCAGGCCAAGGCAGTGCTTGCGATTACTTCTAGTGACGTTTCTGGACTTGCTGCAATTGCCACCAGTGGAAGCGCAAGCGACCTCAGCGCTGGAATTATTCCAGACGCAAGGATGCCGGATTTAACTGGAGACGTAACTACAAGCGAAGGGGCAGTAGCAACTACGATTGCAAGCGATGCCGTGACCAACGCTAAGTTGGCAAACATGGCAACGCAAACCATCAAGGGGCGCACTACTGCTGGCACTGGCGATCCTGAGGATTTAACAGCAGCGCAGGTTCGCACGATCCTTGGTTTAGCTGCTATCGCTACGAGCGGAAGCGCTGCCGATTTGAGCGCAGGAATTATCCCTGACGCTCGCATGCCAGATTTAACTGGCGACGTGACGACAAGCGAAGGCGCTGTCGCTACTACCATCGCTAATGACGCTGTGACTTACGCTAAGATGCAGAATGTTTCTGCAGATAGTAAGTTGCTTGGACGTGGTAGCGCCGCTGGTTCCGGTGACGTTGAGGAAATTACGCTAGGCACCAACCTATCTATGAGCGGCACCACGCTTAATGCCAGTGGTGGCGGCATAAGTGACGGTGACAAGGGTGACATTACCGTAAGCAGCAGCGGAACAGTTTGGACCATTGACAATGCGGCGGTTTCATACGCAAAGATACAGGACGTAAGTGCGGCAAGTAAATTGCTGGGCAGAGGCGCTGCTATTGGCGCTGGTGATGTAGAAGAAATATCAATCAGCACCGGGCTTTCCATGTCCGGTACGACTCTTAGCTCAACATGCGTGCCCGACCCTGGCGCAGATGGAATCGTTATCCGTAATGGCTCAACCTCAAACGCTCGCACGCTGACAGGTGACTCATCTATTACGGTAACGAACGGAAACGGAACTGCAGGAAATCCAACGGTTTCCCGTGCCGCTCTGACCGGGGATATTACCGCATCTGCTGGCAGTAACGCAACAACCATTGCCGCTGCCGCTGTGACAAATGCCAAGCTTGCCAACATGGCAACGCAGACCATTAAGGGCAGAACGACGGCAGGCACAGGTGATCCAGAAGACCTAACGGCAGCACAAACCAGGACCATTTTGGGGCTAGCGGCAATCGCTACCAGCGGCAGCGCAAGTGACCTGAGTACAGGAACCGTCCCGGCTGCACGTCTAGCCAGCGCATTGGCTCGCTTTAGCTCGATTAGCCCGACTTCCATAACCAGCGCAACATCCGCGACCCTCAACACTTGGCACGTCATTAGCGGAACCTCGGCAGACTACACCATCACTATTTCCGGCCTGTCTCCGACCACTGGAGACGTGCTCGGTTTCTACGTCAAAGATAATGCGGCAGCAGATAAGCAATATAAGTTGGACGCTGGCGGCACCGTCAAGATCGCGGGTCGCACCCGTTACTTGATTTTATTGCACACGAATTGCGTTGTCCTGCAATGGGACGGCACCGACTGGCAGCCGCTTGTTCTCAATCTCGATACTCCATGGGCTACTGCCTCAACGCCGACGATCACGGCCACAACGCTCAATCCCTCCAAGGGGACGGTATCCGTTGACTCGCTCAAGTGGCGGCGAATCGGCACGCATTGTGAGGTTGTTTACCGTTACCGGCAGACCACGGCAGGAACCAGTGGCACGGGGTCTTATATCCTGACCCTGCCCATCGGGGCGGCGGATTCGTCGCTTTCAACTATTACTAGCCTCAGTCTCTCAGCTACAGATTCCGCAACGTGGGGCGTGGTCTGTGTGGGCTACGGCAATCTAACGTCAGGAACGGGCGGAACTACAACCGTCGAAGGCATGGCGCTTCGTACCACCACGACAGTTAGCGTTGCAGGCTGGGACTCCGGAAACTACCGGTATGCTCTTGGGGGTCTTAATTTTAGTCTATTCGGTCACATCCAAATGGCAGACTGGTAAACCCATGAGATACTACCAACACGACGAAGAAGGATGGCTTTTGGGCTGGCATGAAGACAGCACGCGAGCGAGGTCTGTTCCTATTGAGCCTCCGCGAAATGTCCCCGGTGTGCAGGTGCGCTGGGACAGCAACGCTAACACATGGAAGATCGACCCATCACGCGAACAGGCACAAATAGCGGCAGAAAACGCCGAGCTAAACAAACGCCAGCAGGCCATTGCCTTGTGCCGATCTTATAACCCCGATACGGCAACTGCTAGCGAGGTTAGGACAACGCTAGCGGCAAGCCTGTACTTACTGCGACAGATATTCAAGGACGATTAACATGGCCACCGAATCCTTAGACAAAAAGCCAGGCATAACGCAACTTGACATAAAGCGAGTAGCGACATGGGGCGCAGGCTTGCTCTTGACTGGTGCCGTAGGGTTCGCGCATGGTACGCTATGGTCGCACGAATCCGCAATTGCCGTAATCAAAAGCGAGCAGATCGCGGCAAGTAAAGCGCAAGAGGCATCAGACAAGGCGCGGGAAAAGACGCTTGACGCAATGGAGCGCAGATTTGAACGCATTGAAACGATCCTGCAAGAGATGCTAAAGGAGATGCGCAAGCCATGAGGTACTTACTCGTATTCCTCTTAGTCCTCTGCGGTTGCGCGTCCGATGACCGTGCCAAGGTCGCAGCCGATGCGCGTGCCGGAATCCACGCAGCCGCCGAAGTCGCACCGGAAGCCGCGCCGATACTCGCTGGCGTGGATGCGCGTTTGCCTGCCGTCTCTGGTGTGAACTCGGCGGACTGGCCTGCGGCAGAGTGGACGAAGGAGCGCATCAAGGCGGACGTGAAGGGGTACGCGGAATCCGCACCACCCGAACCGGCACGCTGGGGATTTTGGGCGGCAGTTGGTGGGGCTGGTGTCGCTGCGCTAGGGCTATTGCGTATCGTTGCGCCTTTGATTCCAGGTGGCGGACCCATCGTTAAAATGGCGGCAGACTTCGCGTGGACGGTAATGTCCACCAAAGATCAGAAAGCCGCCGACCAAGCCGCCGCGATGGCACAACAGGCCGCGCAGCACGTCGGTCCGATTCTGGATGCGATCAAGACCTTGCCACCGGGTACGCTACCGGCGCACGTCCAGCAAATGCTTGATGTGCCGATTGTGCGTGCGGCTGTGGAGCATTTGGCGAAACGATGAGCGCACAATCCACCATGTTAGCGGCTGGGCTTTCGTTGCTCTCGGACAAGAGGAGCGAGTCCCTATCGTATGCAACAACGGTTGGCGGTACCTATACCACGCTTACCGGGTGGGTTTTGACTATTGATCGTGTACCGGCTCCAGTATTCGAAGAACAAACACAAGCCGGTGAGGTTCAGCAGACCGCGACCGCCAAGGGCCCGCTGTCGCCTGCTATCGTGCGCGGGTACTTCATAAAGGACGCCAATAACGAGAAGTGGGCGGTTGAGGGCGTAAAGACCGAGCAGCAACAGATTCTCACCCTATCTCGCATCAAGGTAACGAAGCGAGCACCGGACCGGGGCAACTTCGCATGAGCCTAACTAACCCGCCGCCAATTATTACGCAGCTATCTACGCAGCTACAGGCGTGTGCGTCTTGGGTGTCGGCTGGGCTTTCGTCTAATGTCTGGTACCCCGAAGCACCAGAGGGCACGTCTGGCCCCTATGTGGTCCTAGGATTTGGTACGCAACAATTCACGAAGTACGCAGAAGGAGCCGCGCCGGTTCGCTCTGGTGACTTATTCTTTACGATTTGGAAGGCCGACACCATCGGCAATCTGGAAACGCTAGCGCAATCTATTCTTGCCGAACTGATGACCCCTGACACTGGAATACCATTCAGAGAAGCGGACGGCATGACCGCAACCGGTATAGGTGAGGCCAAGTCCGCAGCCGGTGAAACGTTGTACGGGGTATCTGCCACCATCTCACACGGGCTAACACCATGACCGCAACCTTATATTCTCTCGCCCCTTGCAAGTTCGGGTCAACCGTTATTGCGATCAAGTCGGTAGGGTTCTCGCCTGGCATCCTAGCCGAGATGGACTTTCATAGCGGCAACCCGTACCCGTCTCTGGTGCGCGTGCCCGGCGCTACCCCTCGCGTGGTCGTGAGCGGACCCTTTGCGCCAATCTACGCGGCACTCTCGGGCGGTTTCGGACTGACCAAGCTAACCGCATTTGAAATCTACTTGGCCAAGTTTTCGGACGGTATCCGCTCGGCATCCAGCGATCACACCAAGTTCGCCTTAGACTCCGGTGCCGTTGCGCATGCGTTCATTACGGGCGCGAGCGTAGATCAAGACGGACTCTTGATGGCAACCGTGGAAATTCACCCGTTAGCGGACGACTCCACCACGTTTCCGCTAGTGCAGACCTCTAACAATGCGCTACCTAGTCTCGCTGGGCAACCGGATCTACACACGATGGGACCGGTATCAATCAATGGGACGGTTTACCCTGGCCTGCGCTCTGCCGGTTTCGATCTCGCGCAAGGTTTCGTTGCCGAGCGATCAGACGGCGACCGGTACCCCAAGGTAGGACGCAAACTAGACTCTACCCCGCGCATATTTGCCGAGCACACAGACCCACAGGCGGTATGCAATGCGCTCGGACTCAACGGCGCAAGCATTAGCTCAAACGTGGTGCAATACTTCCGCCGATTCGATGCCACTACCGGGTTAGTCAGCGATACCGCCGCGAGCGCAATTAGCTTGACAATCGCTGCCGGTCGTGCCCACCCCCTTGACCTCAGTTCAGACCAGGGCAGTATAGCTAGACAGGGGATCGAATTCTTGGCCACTTCCACGTCAGCGACCCACCCCATCGCCTATTCCGCGTCTGCCACCGTGCCAGCCGTACCATGATCCTCTATGAAGAAACGAAACCAAGAGAAGACGCAGCCCCTCCCGCATGGTTGGATGGAGCGCGGGACCTACAACGCAGAGATGGTCACCAGCGGCGATGGTGGGGCATCGGTTCCGGCGTATTCGTAGGGGAGCAACCGGATGCTAAGTGGGTGCCGATTGGCGGCGGAATCAAGGCGGCGATCCTCAAGGGATTTGATCCGAGCGCACTAGCCATAGATCAACAATGGTGCCCGACTACGTTTGCATCGGACCTCAAGGGGCGCAGCTGGGTCGTGCCTTGTGTGCTGTCCAGTAGCGGCGACCGGCAATTTAGAACCTCCTACGGTCCGGACTTCCTGCCAGCACTAACGCCAGAGCAAGCCAAGGCAGAGGCAGTAGCAAAGGCTGCGCGTGCGGCATTGGTAGCGAGCGTGGCAGACAATACCGGATTACCTATGCAGCTAGCCTGCCGGTGGTCTGCTGAATTGTTAGCGACCGTCAACCATATATCGGTTGATGTGGTCGCGGGACTTGGCTTATTGGATGATGCGCTAGTGGCCGCGACCTTGTACGCGGCATCCGGTCTAACCCCAAGGTTGGAGGGCTAGTCATGGCGCGGGTATACTCCCTCAAGAACGGTCCTATCAGCGTTCAAATTGAAGCTAACCGGAAGTTCATGGTCTTGTTTTCGCGCAAGCGTCAGAACGAGGTTATACGCAATTCACTAGACGCGGCAGGCGCATTTTGGGCGAACCTATTCTTACCCAAACGCTTCACCAACTACGCACGCACCGCACTCCGATATAACCCGAGCGCAGCATGGGAGACGGCCAAGCGACAACTTACCGACTCACAAGACGACACGAAACGAGCAGTAGCACCGCAGCCGATGCCTTTGGTTTACCGTGGCGAAATGCGTAAGGCTGCGCTCTCGCGTTGGCGGTTGGCGTCCGTTGCCACGAGTCGCAAGCAAGTATTGACCGTGCGTATCCCGCTGGGTCATGCCGTGCGCAAACATACCGCCGCGACGATTACCTACGTGCCGAGACTAGAACTACAACGCATAGTTGAAGTCTTTTCCAAAGTCATGCCGCAACAGATCGCAAACGGGTACGGGCCACAGATGGCTAGCCCCCGTCCGTCTGGCGTGGTGAGCGGAAGGAGGGCAGCATAATGGCCGATGCAGTCTTTAGAGTAGCGGCAGACGTTGCCGAATATATCGCAGGCATGGCGCGTGCCGATGCCGCGAACAAGAAAACCGCCAGGAGCGCGGCGAACATTGGAGATGCGGTCGGTAAGTCGATCATCAAGGTTGAGTTACTGAACCGAGCGTTGAACGCTGCCGGGCGTGCGGTTTCTAGTGTGATGGATAAAGCCGCTGGCGTTTCTGTGTCTGCCGGTGACCGTGCATTAGGATTAGCAACTAGCCTAGGCAGTCTTGGGGTACGTGATATCAATGCAACTACTAGAAGTTTATCCTCGGCGCGGGGAGGAACTACAGCAGAACAAAAGGCGGCTTTCGCTAAATCTTTAGCTGATGCAAATAAACAACGTAGAGTTGCGCTCAAGCCAGAAGAAGCCGAGCAAGCGTTGGCTGCATTCACTAAGTTCGGAGAGTTCGCTTTCGGCACAGGCGGGCAAGATTTGATTAGCGGAATCGCCGAGGGATCGTCTCTGAGTTCACTGTTAGCGAAAGGCAAGGGTCAGTTTGAGCGTATTCAGACCGCTCTCACTGATCCAATGTCACCCGCATTCCTTGGACTAAAGGGCAGGCTTGATGATGAAACCGCAAGAATAGCGGAGGAAAAGAACTTAGTTCTACAGGGCGGCGCTGTGCGTGCCGACCGATCAGCCATGAGGGTAACAGCCGCCCGAGATCCAGGTGGGCCGGTTTCCGTTGCTCAAGGGTGGTTAGGAGATGAAGCTGCGGTAATAGCAGACAAAGCACTTCGCGCAGCCGGTGGCGGTGGCGACCCTAGAGACATATCTAACAATCGCATAGTTAATGAACTTATTCGTTTACGCTCTGATGTAGTGAGCGAGTTTAGGCAAACCAAAACCCAACCAACATTTAGCCCCGAAGCGAGCAGGTAGCCATGTCCGGCGCGATGTACTACAAGGGCAAGTCAATCTCGTTCCTAGTCGCACGTAGCGACCAAGGCGGACCCAACTTTGAGCCGGTACCGCAAGAGGAAGTCTTAGAAACGCCGGGTGTAAATGGCAGACGTTGGCGCGTTATCTTTCGTCAATATGAACGTATGCGCTTTTTTACCGTGACGGATTGCACGAATTACGCCGACGCTTTAGACAAAAAGGAACTGGCCGAAAGTTTCAAGGGTAAGTTGGTACGGCTAGAGCAATCCATTGACGTGGCATCCTATGCGACCAAGGACGCGCATGTGGAAGCGGTAGAGGCAACGGCATTTCCTGGCCCGGCTGTGGGCAACGGAGCAACCGGGACCGCGCATCTCGTAGCAACGTGGGTAATCGTCCCGACTGAGTTCTAACCATGACCATTACGCTACCGCTAGAAGCGCAAGAGTGGCCGTTATTCCGCGTTATATACCGCCCTACATGGGGAGCTGGTTCTGGCGGGAATAGTAGCGGAGGGTGGGCTAAACAAATAATGCAAAGCACCCGCCCGGAATCGTCCGGGTTTATTCTGCAATCGTATAGCCGTGCGCTCTTGCCGCAGCTTGGGAATGCTGTCCTCTTGTTTCGGTACGGTATTTTCGGGAGCAAGATCGTAGGGGAGAGCCAAGAACAAGCATACGAGCAGCAACAGGGGCAACAATGGGACCCGGATGCCGGTCTAGATGGAGTGCCAGACCTGGCTGGGCATGAAATAATTATCCAAATGGCCCCGGTGTATCCAGGTGGAGACACATCTAGCCCTGTATGGCAATCGGTATGGTGGGGCATTTGCGAGTATCAGACGGACGAAGGTTGGGGTGCGTCTCCGATACCATCCGGCCAACGCACATACCATTGCATAGAGTCACTACACCGTCTTAAGCGTTGGCCACTAGATAGCCACGGTTTCAAGGGTGGAAGTACAACTATAGCCAACGCGTATGGCCATCCAGGGTACAATGTAAGTCCGGAAGGTTCGCGCATCCAGGGAAACCGAGACGCCGCAAGCGGTACCTATACCACGAAATCCGGCGCGACCGCCATGCTTCACTCGCTGCCGGGCGCAGGTACGACTTGGACCGATTTGCAGGTTATCAATCATCTACTAGCAGCATCACGTCCGCCAGGTGAGCCGCTCTGGCAATTGACCGGCGCTACTGATTTATTCGGCGGGACAAGCTCATGGGAAGTAAACCCGGGCGATACGGCATGGGACTTACTCTTACGCATTGTTGACCGTGGGCGTGGTCGTGGTGCGGTGCGGTGCGAGTTTACGCAGGCTGGCGAGGATGGACCGGTTACGCCAATTCTAAAAGCCTACGCGCAAATATACGATACCATCACATATGACGAACCGGGCGGATCACAGGTTACCATACCTGGAGCCGGGGCGCAGAGCAATAATACCTCGGTAGAGGTTGACCTAATTGGCGACCACCGATTCGTCCCTGGCTCGTTGCAGATCGGACAAGCTGAACAATACCAGGTTGACTACCTAGAGTCTATGGGCGAACCGATAGAGGTTCTAGTGACGCTCTCCTACGAGGACGGCACACTAGAAAAAGGTTGGAAAGACTCACAAGAAACGGCATTCCGCGACCTTGACCCGATCAACCGGACCGAGGATAAATGGCGGGACGTGTTACAACTTCACCGGCTCAAGCGTGGTTTTACTTGCGAGGTTGGGGACGGTAACGGAGCAAAGGCTAGCCGCTGTGACTACCGATGCAGCGATGCCGGGGCTATTGGATTTGGTGACACGACGGACACAAGCCCGGCCACTATCTCCATACTTGATGACGTACCTATTTTTATTGGATACAATTACGAGAACTCTCCGGTCCGGTACGACGGTGATGCGGCATCGGTTTATGGTGGCGACCCGGCACGCTCGCACGTCCGGTACTTTGTCCGGATAGATGACGACGAGTATTTAGAGTTCAAGGAATTTGGAGAGACGGCATCTCCCCGAGTTATGCCGGACGGTTTCCTATTTGAGACTTCATCGGCAGACGAGGGCTACCGATTCTTTTATTATGAAACTATAGGCAACACCGGGGCGAAGGCGCAATATAACTCTTTCGTGGTGACGTGTGCGCTACGTCTTCCGCACCGGGTGCGAATGGCGACCGGCGACAAGACCGGCAAGCGACGAAAGACCATCTACCACGAAGGCTTGCACCTATGGATGGCGCACCCTTCCGCTATTTGGGACTTGAACGCAGCCGACCGGACGACAGCAGACGGTTCACCCGGCAAGCGTGCGGCGGCTGGTAGCGTCCAGAATATCTTACGCGACGACCGAGCACCACTAGCGAGATTGCATGCGCTGGCGGTTGCGTGGTACGGTCCGCTCTACGATCTACTCGGTAACCAAAGCGACGAACCAATTAGGCGTGGTTGCTCTTGGTCGTTGCGGTGCTGCGGCGACGTTGCGAGTAGTGCTGAGTACGACGGCGGCGGCGTGATTTATCCGGACGTGGGTAAGGTAGTTACCTACCTCAGAGCGAACGGGCAACGGTTGCGGCTGATGACTCCGGTCAGCTCATTCATCTACGACAATGAGGCCGGGGTAACAACTTGGACAACCGACTGGCAAGACCTTGATTTCAGGAGGGTCTGATATGCGAGCAACGCGCAAGGATCTCAAAGACGTAAACCGCCGCGTGACTCAGCGTGCCGATGTTATTTTACCGCGTCGGGCGTATAAATCAGTAACCATCGACAAAGGCAACACGCTAGAAACCGGCCAAGACGGCGTAAACTACTACGATAACGGGGTGATGGCCAGTGTTCCAGCGGCATACGACCCCGACGCGCAAGACTCATTTACAGACGGAATCGGGCGCGGAACCTTGAGCGTGAACGGGGTCGCAATAGAGGGTTACGTTCTGGTTGTGAACGATGACCGGGGCAGCTTCCGCAACGCGTTATTCCAGGGTGACGTGGTATGGGTTGGCGACCCGGTACTTATTCCGGTTGCGGGTGGTGGGCATGTCGTCGCGTATCCGGTTGGCTAATCGTGACTAGCGCAGGAGGGCGGTATCGTGGACTTTACTAATGCGCAAACGCCAGCGCCAAATCCCTGGATTCGTAGCGTTGGCAGCACGCTAGGAGACGAGGCTATATCAGTATTTTACGGCATCGGCACATTGGGCGCGATGAACCCTGCGCGAGCTAATACGATTGGCGAGGGCGAGGCGGCAATAGAGGGCTATACTGATTGCTTGACCGAGGTTGTCCCATGGCCCTACGACGAGGACGAGGAAGGGATAGCGTTTGACAAGGATAACTTGTACGGGGTACGTACGCGCGTCTGGCGGCAAACGCTTGCCGATGGTGGCGGCGATAAGGAATGGTATACCGCAGTTCCGCGTACGCTTCCGGATGGGTATACGCCGGTCGGTCGGTGCGGTATTGGGTACGCGTATCCAGGTGATGTAATTGGTAGCACTCCCATGGAAGGCTTTTCTTGGAACCACCGCGCACCTAACGGGGTCTTACTCGACACGACTACCGATGAGGGTCTGGCGCGATCTATATGGGCACCCATGAACTTGAACGACAAGGCACTAGGGGTCAGTCTTGATAACTATTTATTTAGTTACGTGCCATGGATGGGCGGGGCGAACGCGTGGGAGGCTTATAGAATTAGTGCGCTCTCTACTTCGCATATCGGATTTAGGGGCGCTAAGTTGACGCTAACGCCAGCGAATAACGGCCCGTCCCTGCCATGCGCCGAGACTTTCTTTATTGGTTGCCAAGATATCACGGACGACCCATGGACCGAGAACGGACCGCCTGCGACCATTACGCAGTTAGCGACATTTGCGGTCAACCATACGTACGCTAGTGTCAGTGATCCGCTTATTACGGTTGACATTACCCTTGGCGAATTGGTTCCACCGGCAGATGGAATCCCGCAGATATTCTATATTTGGCAAGAACCAATCGGATCGCCAACCGGTTACGTGACGCAAGTAGTAATTGACGGGTTCCTAGGTCCGCGTACTGACGTGCCGCTGCCGTGGTTTTCCAGCACGCGCAACCGAGTCGCACCGGGCGGGATAATTCAGCCACCGCCTTAATCTTATCGCCTTATAAACCTATAACGCGAACTTGTTTGACACACATATCTTTCATTTTAGACATCACTTGTCTATAGTTTTATCGGTTTGCTAGTGTGGTTGCATGAACAAACCTATCTTAACCATAAAAAATGCCGTTCTAGTTGCAGAAGGCATTAGGTCTACCGAGCACTTCAAGTCTATAGAGTGGAGGGTATGGTACCCCGATGTATATGATCCCGATTCGCGTGAAGACGATGACCTGCTAGGTAGGTGCCGCGTAAATTGGGAAGGATGCGCTCACTGGAATTTTTGCGGCTACTACCACGCTTGTCGTGGTGATATATCCGCCATCGCAGACATTAGCAAAAAGATAGTAGAAGCGTCACTTAAGGATTACGAGACAGACGAACTTGTTTGACACACCTAAACCAGAACCGCGACCGCATGGTTGAGGCGCGGAAGGCATTCGATAAAGCCCTAGACTGGAACGAAGCCGACTACCAAGGCAACACGCTGAGGGAGCGAAATCTAGCTGCCATGCGTGCCGCCCTCGCCGCTGCGCTGAACAAGGAAAGCAAATGAAAAAACAACTTGAGCGAAGTCTGTTTTTTACTCACGTAAACGGATTCGGTGACGACTCCCTTGCCATGGAGGTACGCGGGAAACGTGCGTGGCTGCACACTAAGAGAGGTCGCCGTCTACCGGGGTACGGCAAGCTATATCCACTAGAGTACTGTCTGAAATGCGTGTGCGATGGCGTATGGAAGAAAATAAAAGCGCCACGAAAGCAGAAGCGAAATAAAAGGGCCAACAAATGACCTACGAGCGAGCGGATCTTACCATCAACCTCTATTGCAAAATGGCTGGCTGGGAGTGGTTCCTAGTCGATGGCCAAGGCGATGTCATTAGGTATGGCGCATGCGGAGACATCCACGATGCCGTAAATGAGGCTCGCCAAGCGTTTGACTTTGCGTTAGCCGGAAAGATTGAGGCGCTGCCATGACCGACACCCAACACCTGCGCAAGATTATTTCTGATGCGATATTGGCGGAGGCGATATTGGCGGAGAATCGCAACGACCTCTTTGACCTCCTCGACCGATTGGAGGCAGCGGAGCGGGAGGCGGAGCGCAACGAGCGTGACTCTGGCGTTTACCTCGCATCCACGGCTAAAGCGTACCGTGCCATTGGGTACGACAAATCCGATCCAGACGCAGCGGACCCGGCATATATTGGGGAAGCGGTGGAGAAAGCGATTGCCGAACTCCGCGCACGGGTGGAGGCAGCGGAGCGGGAGCGGGAAATAATCCGACAAGATAACGAGGCTCATGTGGCCCGTTGCTATGCCGCCGAGGCCAAGGCTGCGGAAGCCGAACGCTGGAAAGCCCTGGCGATGGAGGCTGAGGCTGAGGCGCGGAAGGAGCAGGATGAGGCCAAGACGCGCCTAAAGGGGGCATTTGATGAAGTACTATAATGTTCGTGGTTTCGCCGCTGAGTTTGAGACAAGCGAAAGCCGTAAGCTGAAACACCTACCCTGGATCGCACTACCCACCAAGCAGGAAGGAGACGGGTACACTGAGTTGATGGACCACCCGAACGGTTGCGCACATTTTGGCGCATGGACGGCCATCCTCCAGCTTGCCGCCAAGTGCTCCCCAAGGGGCGCGTTGATACGAGATTTAGGCGGTAGGAAGTTAGCGCATGATTATAAATCCATCAGCCGCATTACCCGAGTGCCGGAAAGTATACTGGCCGAGGCTATTCCGCGCCTAATGGAACTAGGCTGGCTTGAAGAACTAGAACTAGCAAGCACTTGTGACAATCTCCCGACTCACGCCAGAGTTCCGGCGGACGACGGGATTTTACCGGGCGCACAGGACAGGACAGGACAGGACATAACAGGACAGGAGAGGACAGATCCCCCACCCGCGCAGGAGGTAGGGGAAAAGGGGAAGACGGCAGACGACGGCTTGAGAGAATTCTTAAAAGAGAACCGATGCAAAACGGACCGCGCAGGCGAATCCATCCTTGACGAATGGCGCGTGGTCTGTAAAGGATTGAAACCTAAGACCGTCCGAGAAATCATTGAGCAGGCCAAGCCGGGCATTCAATGGCCTAGTGAATTCAAGAAACACCGTGAAGCGAGGGGTATATGAACCTAGAACAATTCCGTAAACAATTTCGTGTCCAAATCGCAGACCTAACATGATCCCCCGCTACCAAGCCACCCCCCGCCAAAGCGCAGCCGAACGCGAAGCGAAAGCGTACCGAAACTTGCTGTGCCAGGCGCGTATTGTACTCGGCAAAATGCTCACCGTCCACATAGACTCGGTAGCAATCGGACAGCTAGAGCCAATCGCAGACTCAGGTGTGATCGCAGACGAAGTGCGCCGCGTACGCAATGCGATTGAGGAAGCGGACAGGCTGTGCGCCGACATTGACCGGGACGCTAAATGCGCGTACTAATCCTAACCCTAATCGCCACCCTATCCCACGCGCAGGAAGGACGCTGGTTGACCGTAATCGCAACCGCCTATTGCCCGTGCGCCCTATGCTGCGACGTACGAACCGAGCGCACCGCAAACGGAACCAACACGAACCGCGTACCGTACGGAGTCGCGGCTAGCCCGAACCTTCCGCTCGGCTCTCGGGTCTGGATTCCGGCAGAGGTTGGGTACCTATCCGAGTCGCGCGCGAGTGAGCGATGGTTTCCTATTGACGATCGTGGGGGCGCACTACGATCCGACTGGCGCAGGAACGGGATAACGCGGCTGGACTTGCGATTCAAGACGCATTGGTCCGCGTTGCAGTTTGGGCGTAGGATGATAACCGTTTACATTGAGGCACCATGAACGACCTAGCCATTATCATCATTCACTCCGACCCGCTATGGATGTGGGTGATCTCGGACATAGACCTAAACGAACGCATGAGCGGCACGTCACCGAACTACGAAGAAGCGACCCATTGCGCTAAGATTGCGTGGGATCAACTGCGAAAGGAGGCGCAACCATGAACGACCTGGACCGACTTATCACCGCAGCCGAACGCGTCTCTCGGGTCTGGCGCAGGGGCCATGATGCGACCAACGACACAATGCGAGATGCGATCAATGAGCTAGACTGGATGGTGCGCGATATAAAGAAACGAATCGCCAAGGATTCAACTACAGTGATACACCGGCCAAGTCCGCCGCTAGGTTTAGCTGGCGAGTGAATTTGAGACCTTATAATACACCACCACAAGGAGTATCCATGAAAAAACTACTTCAAGTCCAAGAAGTTGAAGGCGAGGGCCTGAACGCACTCTTAGGACAACGCGTAACACTGTTTTGCATGAATTATATTTATACCGGCAATTTAACCGGCGTGAACTCTACTTGCGTTTTACTGGAAGATGCCGCTATCGTCTATGAGACGGGCGCATTCACGGACAAGGCGTGGAAAGACGCGCAAAGGCTACCCAATGCGCTGTATGTGCAAACAGCGTCAATCGAATCCTTTACGGTCCTTAAATAGTCATGCGCGGACTTAAGCAGAAATACCGGTCGGGGTCGGGGTCGGGG